CCTAACGTAGTCTCATCCACGTTCAGCATTATTGCCAACCGGAGAGTCCGGTTCATCCGGGCTTCCGCTAGAGCAATAAACTCTGGTATCCTATCGGTTAGATCAGATCGGTCTAGCCAATTAGCCACCGCAGTCTGTAGGGTAGCGTACGTATTTATCATTAGGTAACGTTACGCGCCGAGAAGAATATGTTTTGATTTAAGACTCTGTAACCGTTTGCTGTGTCAATCTGTGTGCGCCCTAAGACGCCAAATGCGTATAACCACATAATTAAACCCTCGTTGGAGTTGTTCTAAAATATTTATTATCAGGGTCGTTTAGATACTTCTTCATAAGATTATGATCTTTCTCTATCGCCCCGTTTGTTTCCTGCATCCATTTCTGCCATACATTTAAGGGGATTGATGCAACCCTTACACCATCTTTAGACTTACCAAGAGATAACTTATCGCCATAATTATTAAAGGATTTTTTATTTTCCTCTAACACAGGCTCACAGTCTTGGTAGGTGTTAATGGTAAACTCTTTCTCATCCGAACTAGGATGGAAAGTAGTATGTAACATATTAGGTTGTACTTTTTCAGTCATCTCAAATGATACCCCGGATCATCACCCTCAACAATCTTATTCATACGGGCTTTTGTATCGGAAAGTTTTTCCTCAAAGGTCATAGGCTTATTAGATTTACTCTTTGGTTTTACGACCTTCTTTGGTTTTACAGATTTAGACATAGATTATTTCCTTTTGGATGAATCCTGTTTCATAGCAGCCTCAAGACCCTTTTCAGCGTTTCCTTTTGATTTGCTGGCTTTGTCAGCAGCCACACCTTTAGGATTATCTGACCAATGTTCGCTACCTTTTTTCATTGCATTGCTCCTTGTTACCAGCCGTAAACATCTTTTCCAACTTTAGAAACTTGCGTGCTTATGACATTATCAATAGACCCATTATGATCTGTATGGCCTAAAGCGCCATCCACACCAGCCCCATACTTTTTAAGTTTGGGTTCACCCTCTGCATAAGGTGGAGGGTTCATGTCAGGGCCAATAGCTGTCGCAGTACCCTTACTGGGCGGTTGTCCTATATGTGCCATCTTATTTCTCCTGTAAGGCAAAGCCCCCCGAAGGGGGCTAAACCAAGACTAATTAGATTGCGCTCTTCAACTGGCCACTACCGTTGCCATTCTTAGCACGCAAACCATACTCAGCAATCAAAAGCTGTTTTACACTATCACCAGACTTGGCGAGAGTTTCTGTACGGAATGGACGCAAATAGTCAACTGACCAAAGGTCAAAGTCTACAAAATTAACATTAGTAGCCGGGATGAACCGATCAGGCACAACCTTAAACGTACCGAAGTCCGTAACAAGAACATCAACCGCGTTTACAGCCGTGATAGGGCCAGACCCTCCGTGATTGGCTCTGGGTTCAGCAACCACAGCGCCACCAACAGTAGAACTACTGATAGTACCCTTTACCGTACTGTTACACAAAATGGTATCGGGTGTGCCACCTAAGTTCCAGATACGCTCAACAACATTGTTAATCAGAGCGATAGTGGTGGTCGTATTAGTACCACCAGTCGTAGCACTTGACGTACCGTTTGGATAACCAACAGCGGGGCTTCCTTCGTTTACAAGGCCAGCACCTCCATCAGCCGCTACAATATTTGACGTTGACACGCTATCGGTTCCGATCCAAGTTGGAAAGCAAGCGGTTTCTCTAGCAGTACCAGAAGAACCAACAACCTTTGCCGTACCCTGAAGCAACATATACTCCATGTCGCGTTTCATTTCCTTGGCGCGTTTTGCAAGCTGGTAAGCCTGAGTAGATTTACGACCAGCAAAATCGACTGCTTCGGCGGTGCCTGAACTTTGCACCTGTGTCGCAGAAATTTGGGTGTAATTACTCAAACGCCTTGGCTCTGTAGCAGCAGTAGAAGCATAATCGTTACCTTCCGGCTGCATATTAGCCGCAGCAGTTTTTAACTCATCAGTCTGCCACTCAAACTGAGTGTTATCAGCAGAACCACGTCCACAACCGTTCAGAAACGGCGTGTCCATAGGGCTGATGTTATATATAATATTACTTAGGTCTTCCCTGATGCCTACAGCACCATAGGTTTCCCTAGTATCTGACGGAACTGCCATAGCATTTCCCTCCTAAAGTTAAAGTTCTATAAAATCCTCCAAGAGTGCAGAAGCATCATCAATATGCCCTGTACCCCGAAGACGTTTCATTTGTGCAGTACGTTTGGCTTTTGAGTCATCGCGAGATGATCTTCCCTTACCAGCGCGTATTACTTTCGGCTTGTTCTTTATTTTCTTTGATTTCACATCAGCCTTCTGCATTGCATCATACTTGGACGCTTTCAGTAAAACAAGTAAAGAACGATGGTCTACGAGAGAGTTTATTTCCTCAGCAGAGAATCCCTGGCTGGAAGCGTAATCACGGATTTCCGTTGCCATCTTTTTCTGCTGTTCTGGTTCACCCCATTCTGGAAGAGCGGCAGAAAGTTTACCGTGTTCTTCCTTTAGAATGTGGGAGCGCAGTTGCTTAGATTCTTCGGCATGACGCTGTTGAGCATGGTACTGCTCTTGTTGCATCTGCTGAACCTTCTCCTGCGCTTCACGAAACTCCTCTTTCCTTGTGACATATTCAATGGGATCAGTGTCCTTTAGGGACTGCCAATCCACATTTGCAAACTTGTCAAGACCAGCCGATGAATTTGCTATGATCTGGTTTAGAGATTCCATGTACTGCTGACGCTCTGCCTGTATGGTGGAAACCTCAGAGTTGTACTGTTTTTGCAGTTCCTCCATTTGCTTCCTGTCATTGGACAGTTCTTGCGTCTTTCGGGTGTAATCTGACTGGCGTGAATAGCCTCTCAGGAGTTCGTCAAAGGTAACCTCATGTTCTTCACCATTTACGGTGACGGCGTATAGAGGGTCTTCTTCTTCTCCGTCGTCAGTTTCCTCAGACTCTTTCTCTTCGCCCTCATCAGGCTCTTCGGCTTCGTCTTCGGATTCCTCTTCCAATGATTCGTCTTGAGTTTCCTCGGTAGACTCTTCCTCTTCAGTGGGTCGTGCTTCCTCTTCCTTTGGTTTCTCCTCTTCAGGGTCCATCAGGCTGAGTAATGCCTCTTGCGCTTCTGTTATACTTCCTCCCAGCGCGGGGATTGGTTGTAAACCACTAGGTTGCGGGGCTTCTTGCGTATCCGCCATGATAAAATTCCTCTTTTAGATGAATGGGTGTTGCTTTTCAAGAACCTTATTCATATGTCCAGTTTCAACTATGGAGTTAATATGACCATAAAGTCTATCAAGCAATCTCATCGCAAGCCAGATGGATTCTCTGGCTTCCAACTCTGTCGAACCGCTGGACTCCCAACGATTCATTAAATCTTTTCTTAGTACCTCGAACATCTCATTAAACAGCGGGTCATTCAAAAGGGCTTGAGCCTTCTGTTCCTTTTCTGTGTTATCCATACATTCTACTTAAATGCCTCGTAACATAGTTATTAGATGGTCCTAGCTTGTCGGCCAAAACCGCGTCTGGCTGTCGTTTCCTGTTTGCTGGATTTATTATATCTAGGAAATTAAAAAGCAATTCATTAAACCTAGCATTTTTTGCAGGCATTGGCTTTCCAAATCCCGGTTGAGCGCCTCTCGGCCCCAACTGACCAGCAGTGTACTCGTTACCGAAAGCATCAACCCCTTTCTGTATCTGGTCTGAAGTCCTAGTGATGAAGTCATTATTCCATCCTTGAGACATCTTCTCCAGATCAACCTGCCCAGAGCGAGCGATAGCTAAATTACGCATATCTTCTTCAGTCACGTTACGTCGCCCCTATCGCAACCGCTCTATTTTGTTCGCGCTCAAGGTTTAACTCTTCCACTTTCAACTGAGAGTCTACCGCTAGTTTCTGGTACTCCTGTTGAATCTTCTGAGCCTTGATCTGAACCTCTGCGGCCTTGATTTCCAACTCCTGTTTCTTGACTTGGACCTCCATCAAATCAGCCTGTTCCTTAGGCGTGGGCTCTTTTTGCTGTGGGGGAACCATAGAAGGATCGGTGAGGAAGTCGTTGACATTCTGGAAGCCCATAGCCTTCACCAAGGCTGCCCCTAGGTTGTAGATGTTCTGTTCGTTGACGATACTTAAACCGCCCTTCATTGCTTCCGCTGCGAACTGAATCATTTGTGACAGGTGCATCATCTGCTGATCTTTACTGCCGTGGCCTAAAGCCACAGACACAGTGCAATCATACTTGTCATTCCAAACGTCAGGACGTACCGGAATCCACTCATTGCGTAACTTAACCACTCTTTCTTTGTCTTGGTTTTTAAGGAGAAGTTCATATATCGTTATCATTAAATCCTTTACGCCAGTCTCTGCGAAGTTTCTTGCGATGAGTTCTACGCGACTCTGTGCGGCTGTCATAACAGCGTTGACAGCGGTGGCCGTGGTGTGGGATGTCAGGGCGTTCTCATTCATACCCTGAGACATCCTCGATACACCAGCCCTAGACTCCCTCACC